CCAATAGTTGTTGCCTGTTATCCTGTTGATAGGGGTAAACAAATCCTTTTCGAATTGATTGATAAACGTATCTAGTTGAGGTATAACCGCGTTAGTGTAAAATGCTTTGTTAGCTTCTTTGTAGTTAGCGTATTGTGAACTTTGAAAATCACCAAACAATTGGCTTGGTAAATTAAGCGCCCTGCATACGCTCCTTATGTGAGGTAGCTGTGATTCAATTAGTTTTAAATCGTTGGCGCTCATTCCTAGCTGAGTAAAATCAACCGCCTGTTCCACTACCTCAACTTTATTAAACTTTTCAGCACCGCCCGTAATACCTACGAACGCTTTTCTCACTACATCCATTACTGATTTACTAAAACCTAATGCACCAGCGTCCCCACTTGAAGCCTTTGGGCTAATTAAACCCGCTATACCTCTATTTTTTAGCATTGCTTTCTCAGCCGTTGCCCTGTTGTTTGACGCTCCTATTGTGTTCCAAACAGCTTGCAATGGACTTAATCCGCTTTGTTGGTCTTGTAGTGTTGATGGGTCGTAATATTCTAGTATGATTAGCTCTTCAGGAAAGTACTTGTAAGACGTTGTGCCATCTGTGAACGTATAAAAAGAAGCCTGTTCGAAGTAGCTTGTTTTTTCTTGTGCTGGTAGCATTGCCTGTGTTGGCAATATCCACAACTCTTTTGGTTCGAAGCCTATCATGTCCGCTTTTTTTAGCGTGTATGCTTTACCGTGTAAGAATAGATTGATAAAGAGCTGATACATTGCCTCGTTCTTTCCCTGCTTTATGTTCCAATTATCGTAAAACATTTCGTAAATAGGGTCTGTGTCAGGTACTACATTATCCCCGTTCATTAGAGCTAAAGGTGTAGTTGAACAAGCTTTTGCAAGTGATGAAACACAGGCGTAAACTAATTCATTCCCTAGAAACCCCTCTTTTACTATTTCGTCAGCCGATACCCTATCAAATGTATAACCGTTTATTATTCCAAAAAAATCGGGTGTTGTTGTCTTGTCGTTGAATACATTCATATCCCTAAAAGTAATATAAATTTTTAAGAGTTTTTGTACCTATAAAACTTTTCCGTATAACGTAAAGGGTCGAGTAAGTGGTTTTCGCTATCAATAGGGACTTCTCCCGTCTTATCAAGCCATACGTAGTTGGATAGTTCACGAATTAAATTAAGGCTCGTAGGTGTCACTTTAAACTGCCAGTTTTGAAGGTGCCTAATGCCTATCACAATTTTCTCCTTACCTAGTCCTATGATGTTGAAACCGTTGTTCTTTATGCCCCTTATTTGTGTAGGGTCGGCACTGTCAGCAATTATAAGGCTATCCTTGTTGGGTATCTTAACATTTAGCAGTGCAACAATGTCATCCGGGCTTAACTTGCTTTTGTATATTTCCTCATGTAGGTAAATGGTCATGGTTTTTTTATCAAAGCCGACCTTTAATAATGTAAATGGGTCTTTAAATCCAAAATCCATTCCGTACATGATAGGGATTGTTTCGTCAAAGTCGCCCGTCTTCCAGTTCTGAAAGATAACACCATCAACAAAGCCCTCTTGACCTAAAGCGTAAACCCTGTGTTTATTAGCCCAATACTCGTTAATAACCTCACCCTCTTTATTGTAGCCCTTTTCGTAGTACCGCTCAATCTCAAACACTTCTTCTTCGCTTAGATACTCGTTATCCTTGTAGGTTAAAATAATAAAGTCAGCGTCTGGACGTGGGATTATTTCTTCATGTACCCAAAATTTAGTATTAGGATTGTAATCAATTATGACCTGCTTTGCTCTTGATGTTAATTCCCTGTAAGTTTCAAACTTAATCTTATTGCCCTCATTTACAAACATCACATCGCACCGAAGACCCTTACCCATGTCCTCCTTGTCTAATCCAATGAATTTAATAAATGAACCGTTTGGAAAATTGTATAGTGTACCACCTAGAAACAAATTAGGATTAAACACCTCAAAGCCTTTCATTATATTTTTAAAATCCTTGATAACTGTTAACCTCATTTTGGTTAACTCGTCACTAGCAATAAATATTTCCCTATTTTCTTGGCTTGATGCATGGTTTATCAATAGCATCAAAATGGAATAAGTTTTTGACGCTCCTTGACCTCCTTGAATTACTTTGATTTTCTTTTTTAATCCTGCTATTTTACGAAGGGCTGTTGTCGTCTTCATTGTTTAACGGGTCAATGTTTAAAAGTGGTGCGTTTAGTGATTTACCGCCTGTTGTTACATCTTGCTGTAGTCTATCAGTCCAACCGTGATTACTCTTTAAGTTCATGATACCAGCGGCGGTGTTGATGTTTTCGTTTTTAATGTTACGAAAACAGTTTACCTCACAATTGTTTTTTAGCCTTCTTTTTAGCCTCTTTAATTCAGGGAACTTGTCTACTATGTAATCAAACACACCCTTGTCTTCGTCTAGGTCGTAAGCTATTTCACCAATAAAATCATACTCTTTAATCTTTGATAGTTTAACCGCATCGTCCATAAACTTAGTAGCTACTTCTATCGTCCATCGTTCTGCATTAGTGTTGCCCTCCATGCTTTCACTTATCTTTTCGTTTTTTGTTGCCATACATAAAGGTAATGAATATTATATTAATTAAACTCCCACAAGTCCAAACTAGCATAAAACCCCTTAAATCTAGCTATCAAATTACAGTCTTCGAGTTCGTCTAATATTTGCGCGGCTTTTGTTTCGCTTATCATTAACTCGTTGCTCACCCTTTGAACGGTCACGGCTGGTGTATGTTTTATTATGCCGATACACTCGGCGAATAAGTCTTTATCTAGCATAACCCAAGTTAATCAATTAGAGCTTTACCAGCAAACCCTATTTTATTAAAAGAGTCAACAAGCTTAACGATTGAGACTGTACCACCTAAAGCAAAGGCAAAAATTCCAAAATTAGTTCCTATCGTTTTTCCTTTTGCTAATGCGATTGAAACCGAACCAATAGCCGAACAAGTAGCCACCCATACAAACGACTGAACACGTGACTTTCTAGCTTCGATTAAAAACGCTCCCGCTTTGTTTTGCTTGTACATTATTGACTTCAAAGCTTTTTGAACGTCGATAAGCACGATTGGTTTGAGTGGCGTTTCTTTGAGTGGCGTTTCTTGTGCTGCTTTTACTGTGTCTTTAGAAACAACAGGCTTAACTATCACCACCTCTTTAACTGGCGCAACATACAGCGAATATTTTCCGTTCACCACTTCATTCTTTGTAGTATCAACAACGGTTTTTCGCCCCTTATCCCTTGCGTGATTGAAAGTGCTTTGTTTTTGTTGCCCGCTTGCTGTGATTGATAATAAAACAAGCATTGTTAGTGTAATTGTTTTCATGTTTTTAAAAGTTTAATTGTTAATATTAATATAAAAATTACCAAGTGGTGATTTATAAGTATTCCCGTTGCTATATTCATTCAATTCTTTCCCCGCAATCTATACAACGGTTTTTTTTAATTTCTATGTCTTCACGGTCATAGACTATACAAGTACATTCGTTTTCGTTCATTTGTTAGGTTGTTTAGGTTTATTAATCCAATGTGTGATAGTACTCTTTAAATCATGCCTCCAATACTCAATTATTACTAGATTACCTAGCACATTGAACGCCAACACGCTTTGTTTCCATTCGGGCTGCTTGTCTGTTATCTTATTCCATTCTAGGGTCATTGGTTTTGGTTTTTGGTTAATCTATTATCTTGTTTTACTTTGTCTATATAAAGTGCTACAATTTGATAAAGTTCTTTGTATTTTAACGTTTCAAGGTATCTTTTAGCGTCCTTTTTTCTAAAGAATATTATACCCGTGTGAAACCAGTCGTCACTCTTTAAATCATGTTTCACTTCCCAAAGTATATTACTAGCTATTGTAGCTCCTGAACTTTTAATTGTGTAAGCTTTCATCACTTTTATTTTTTAGTTAATAACTCTTCTAATTCATCCCACACGAAGTCTACGCAGTCACTCTTACGCCTACGCTCATTGTCCATCTCTCTAAGTATGTCTTTTTTAGTCTCTTCCTGCAAGTCTTTAGCTATCGGCTTTAAATACTGTACTATCTGTAATAAAGCTCCTGTACGCCTATTAAAAGCATATCTAAGAGCATATACTATTACAGACTCGTGTAAATCTACATTTCTACTTTCCATCACTTCTTGTTTAAAAGAAACTTCTTTTATTGGTTAATACATCATCCAAATTACGAGGGTTTATCATTGCTGCTTTTCTGTTTTGTTCTTCCTGAGCTTGTTGGTAGCCTTTTATAAATGCTTTTTGCTCTTTTAAGGCAATATCATTATCGTGCATAAATGCAAAAATAGTTGGATATTCCTTTTCCGCTAATTTTTCAATCTTTTCCTTTTCCATCACTTATTGTTTTATTGGTTAATGTTTTTGCCCTTTCAAATGCAAACGTAATTAGCATACCCATTTCTAAGTGCTTAAATAAATCTCTTAATTTCCTTTTATTAAAAAAGCACCAAGAAAAAATTATTAACTTTTGCTTCAACGTTAAAAGCCTATGATGTTTAAATAACTCGTCAAGATATTTTTTCTGCTCCTTTTCCATCACTTATTGTTTTTTGGTTAAATCTTCAAGCCATTTCTGAACCGTTCCCAAAGAATCTATATTGCTCCTTGTTGCATCTCCTAATTGCCATATAGCCCAAAGAGCATAAATTATTGCAGTCCATTGTAAAATTTCATTTAATACTTCCATCACTTTTGTTTTTTGGTTAATGTTTTATTTGCTGATTTAGTATAATTTTTCGCCCATTCAACACTGCAAGTTCCCTTAACTTTTACGTGTGTTAGTTTTCCATTTCTAACTGTCAATACTTTTGTTGTCTTATCCATCACTTCTTGTTTATTGGTTAATTTCTTTACGTGGTCACACTTGTCAAACCCTGCATAATAACAATCTTTGCAAACTTGTTTTTTCATAGTTTTTTTTTAAATTAATATTACGGCATTGAAAGGCGTTTTAACATTCCATAATTGCAACCCTACGGGCAGACAATTATTTCAATGTTATCCATTCCACAACATTGGATCAGGATACGCCATCCACCACTCAACACCTTCTATTATATTATCCTCCCAATCTTCAAACTCGCTACCATTCCACCAAGCACCCCCGCTTGTTTTAACACCATCAATATCCGTGTGGGTGATTATAAATTCACCACCTTCCGAACTAGGCTTTTTTTCTTTAAGATTTATCCATTTCATAATTTTGTATATTTTCTTAACATAACTAATTTTAAAAGGCATTGAAACG